TAAGTTTCTGGGAAAGAGCTTTTTGTTGGCTTTGGAACTCTTGTTGCTGACTGCTCATAGTTGGAATCGTAAGCAAACACTCTTACACGATGCAATAAATTTAAAGAATAGCTGCTTCTTGAATTTGTTGATTTTACGTTGAGCTGTCTAGGAACTGCGTCAAATGTAGTTCTTTCAGGTAATGAGCATGTTAGAAAGGTTGAGTGGAATGTTACGCTTCCGTCTATTGACTTCCATTTTTCGCTAAAGATGATTGAGCCTGATGAAGATATGTGATCTGCAAGCGTTATTGATCCGCTGACGGCTCCTGAGTCTTGTGATGAGATAAAAAATGATCCGAAATATGATCCAGTAACTTGATTGCTGCTAATCAGCTGCTGAGATGCTGACACTACTTTTGTGAAAGATCCTGTAGAAAGTACGACGCGAAGGCTGTTTGAACCTGTTATTGAGTTTGACGCAGACAGCAAATTAAGCTGCGTTGATCCAGCAAAATTTCTCAAGTATAATGATCCAGAGACATCAAAAAATGAGCTTGCATGTGAATCAAATATTGAACTGTTGTTGTAAACTTCAAGTCTTGGTCTCAGTGATTCATGTGTAACGTGCCTAGAGGCAAATCTTTTTACAAATCTTGTGACATTGTCGTTTTCTTGACTTGAGGTAAACGCAATTATGAACCCGTAGTCTGGTATTAGATTTGCAAGAGTTGCAGAAACTATGCTGCTAACATCGACAAAAAGATCTTCTGTACCAATTGTAAATGCTTGGGTTGATTCCAGCGCTTCTAGACCAGAACCAAAGTTTCCTGATGAAAAGAAATCAATGTTTGTATCGCCTACAGCACCTGATGCATATGCTCCTGAGATTGACCAAGAGACACCTTGCGATGAGCTAATAAAGTTTCCAGCATCAACATCAGAAAATGCAGAAACATCTCTTCCGTCACCTTCATCGAATTTTTTTGCAAGTGGAAAGACAGAGACAGTGAAATCTCTTGGGACTGGGAGATTTGTTTCAACCTGCTGTAGTCTTATCCTGGCATTGAATGTATTTGAGCCAATATCTATTGAACTTGTTGCTAGTGAGCGCAGACGCCCTAGATCAAATTTAATAAGAATCCTTGATAGCTCTGTGTGAAGTCCTGTTGAACCCGATAAGGTTTCATCAAAAAGTTTAAAAAGATCAAGAGTTCCTGCACGACCTACGTTTGAATCTGTTGTTCTTGCACCATCAACAATTTTGTTTGTTATGTATGTGTCAGCGGATGAAGTTGCTATGATGTACATTATAGTGCCGTCCCGACTATATCATTTTGCGGATAACGAAGTTCAAAAATGCTGCCAGGAGGGCCATAGACAACTCCGCGCTTGGTGTACTGCTTAACGTTATGGGTAACTTCAGAATACGTTCTATTTTGTATTTGTCCTGATAGACTTTCAATCTTTAAGTCAACAAGAGTTAAAACGCCTTGCGTATTTATGATAACATTTTGCAAATCAGAGAGCAAAATTGGTTGATCAATCTGAAAGTTTTTGATATTCATTATTCCATTTATTCTAGAAATGACGCTTTGAAGAGTTGTTGACTTATTAGAGTTTGGATTGATAAAAACGCTAAATTTCACACGAAAATTTATTACTCTTGCGTCTAGTATGTCAATAGCATCGCTAATCAATCTAAATTCATTCAAATAAGTTCTAAGGTTCTTTTTTAGACTATCTGGAACAGTTGACAAAAATCCTGATGCGTTTTTTGAACAGATAAAGAGTTGGCTTGCGAGCGGATTGTCAGGACTTGGTCTTGCAGCTGCCCTGTACACGCTTCCAAGCTTTGTTGGAAGAGTATAAACTCTTGATATCAAGTCTTCTTTTGTTACGATTCTATCCTGCTGTGATCTAGCAACTGGTATTTGTGATCTTAGATCTTCAAGAGTTGGAGCGCTTGACCCGCCAGATGCTGGTGCATCATTTCTAACAGAAATTGAAGCTCTAACAGATGAAGCAATAGATGCAGTACAACTATCAGAAAATTCTATGGATAAGCTTGAAATTCCACGAATTGATCTTGTTGAAACGTTATGAGATGGACCTCCGCCGTATCTGTATGTAATCGATATTGCAGTGTCTCTCGGTAATATACCAAGTGTTTTTGTTCTTAAAAGCGCGTTTGGGTCTATTGAAAATCTGCTCAGTGTCATTGTCCCGTAAAGCGGTAGAGCTAAAGTTTCTGGATCTGGCATTGAGTCATCATCAGTTGTGAGCGAATTTCCACCACCAAACTGTAGAGATGTGATTCTTGTCTGAGGATCAGAAATATTCAAGAATCTTCTTGGTGCTGGTATCACTTCTATAGACCGTGAAACTTCTTCTGAGTCAGCTGATAGATTCGGGAACGTTCGAAACACAGTGTCCTGACTGAGTGCTTGTACTTCGTAATACTGGTTGCCGTCCCCATCTATCACGCCTAATATTTCATTGACGTCAGTATTCTTTAAAGATAAGGTAAAGAATGGTGCCGGATCAGACCCAATGTTAAAAGACTCAGTTATTATTTGACCAGAAACACATGTAACGTCACGCCTCAAAATAAAAGTGGATGGATTTCCAGATGCATCAACTTCGCCAATAACATACTTTGCTCTTAAAGCTCCAAGTCTATTTTTCTCTGCGAAATCTATGTCTTCTGTAATCGAGAATCCAATACCAGAGCTGGATGCAAGTTGAGTATTTTGTCTTATCTTTGGAAGCGCAGATTCATCAGGAACGTATTCATCAGAAACTAATTTTGATGGAGCTTCAATAAATATTGAAACTGTTACAACAGCAGGTGATGCGCCACGTGTTTTGATTCCAGCTTCTCTTATCATTCTTATGATGTTAACTGGCTCCACTGCTGTTGACCATGATGTCTCTCTGAACTGATGATCAAGATAAAATGACATTGAGTCTGAGACTGAAGCTGCCATATCAAGTAAGAGTCCGCCTAAACTTGCTTCAGAAAAATCTTGGATCTTATCACCAAAATACGTTCGCGAATATCGAAGCAAATCATTTCGAAATGCATCAAAATCTTTAGAAACGTAGTTTCTGTTTCTTGAATTTTTTAGTTGCTGATCAGCGGCCATTATTTCATCCAGAGAAGTTAAATATGATTCCGATCGATTGATTCGTCAGATTTGCTTTTGGAACGGAGTAGGTGATTACCATCTTTACTTGTGCTGTTGCGCTGACAGCAGAATTTTCTGGTGTCATAATAAAATTATCAAGCACGATGAATGGAAGATACTTTGAGACTGCTCTTTGTATTCTTCTCATTGCTTCTTCATCTCCATTTTCTGTAGCAAGCTCATGAATAAGTGGTCTTATATTTGCTCCAAAATCTGGAAAATTCAATCTTTCATTGTGGTTCGTTAAGACTAGATTAATAAGATTATCCTTCAGCTGGCTTCCAAGATCTCTGTGCATCTTGAAAATACCATCTGAGCTATCGCCCATCTCAATCGGAGTTTTTATTCCAATTGGTGGCTCAACAACTGCTGCAATAGCCGAAAGCGAATCGAAAGTACTTTTTTTAGTGCCAACGCTGCTGAAGCTATAAGATTTTGCTTGCGCCATTATGGATCAGACCTAATGCTCATAAATAGGATGATATCAATAATTCAAAAGCTTAGCTGGTGCCAATTCCAGGAGTTGTTGTTGATCCTGGTCCTGATGGTGTTGAAACTGTTTGCCCAGGCTGGACGTTGACAGTAATGACCATTCCTTTTGCGTATGAATCAATAGCATCAGCAATTTCTTTTGCCAGCGTTTTTATAATAGAGTCTGGGCTTGCCCCGTCAACAGATCCATTATCTTTTGCATTCTTAAACGCAGCTTCAATCTGAGTCTGAAGACTTGGTTTTAGTGGTGTCTGAATTGACATTTATTCTCCGTAAACTGTTGTTGACCCAATACCAAGAGTTGCAGTTTCCAGCTGAGCCTGCTTTGTAGCAACTTTAAGAAGCAAAGTTGTTGCCGCTGACGTAATCTGCGGAGAAGGTGCTCCGAATCCAGGAGTCACATGAGTTACCAGCGTTGCACAAAAAGATTGAAGATCTTTCATCACAGATGACAGAAAGCTTACAAGCTCAGTGTACCTTACATAAGGTTCTGTTGCGCCAGTTCCAGAGTTATATGATGATAGCATTACTCTGTTTCCACTGATTTGAACAGTTCCATCTTCATGAAGAAGGACCGCAGCACCGTTAATATCTCCAGAACTCTGCTCTTTTATTATCCTTATGCTTCCAGATTCACGACTTATGAGTCGTAGATTATCTGCTTTCGAAACTACAAAAGATCCAGGAACTGACAAAATTGGAAATCCAAGATTTTTGTCAGATGGCATAACTAGAATATTCAGCAGATTGTCAGGGTGATAAGATGCTGTTACGTCGTCAGACTTTGCAGTTAGATAGACTCTTGAAGCATCTGTTGGGAAGTGCGCATCACCCTCAGTTGGATTGTTGATCCTCTTATTATTTTCTTCAATCTCAAGCTCATTTTTTATCTTTGTTGCTGAGGTTGCAGATGACTTGCCACGACCAACAACTATGTCAATTGCTGCGCTTCCAGATGGTATGTCGTTTCTATTAACGCTCATAGTGGGTTCTGCGCTAAAATGGCCGCGCTCTTCTCCAAGCATAATCAAAGAGTTGTTTGATCCTTGAATGACCATGTCACCAAGACGCTTATTATATCTTGGAACACTCTCAAATCTATGAATTTTATTTGCAAAATTTGTGACAACGTCAGTGAGCTCGTTTGATTTTCCAGTCGGGCTTTTGAAAGAGAACGTTTGAGTTATTTCAGAAGGAGTCGACGGTCCATCAAACTTTTCAGCAGATGTTTTTGCTGGTATCTCTGGGCTCTGAGAGTATGTTCTTGACGCAAAAGTAAAATTTACGTCTTCAGCGTGATTTGGTTCGCTAACTCTGGATATCCAGTAAGCAATCTCGCCTTGATTCTCTGGGTCTTCAAAAATAAACCAGACAATCTCACCGGGTTTTAGTGGCATCGAAATGTGCGATGAAAAAAATGGATAGCATATCAGCTCTTTTCCGCTATTTTTTGCTGC